TGAACGGAATGCAGCCGCCACAGCAGAACCAGGCGCTGACCCCTCAACCCTTGCAGCAACAGGCCCCGCAACCGCTGTCGCCTGGACTGTTCCCGCGTCTTCAGAACATGGCCAACCAGGGCGGGATGGGCGGCTTCCTGTCGCAGTTCATGATGCACGGAATGCACGATCGGCAATTGGCCTCGGGCTTATCGCCGGAAGAGTTTCAGGCCCAGATCGAGGCCCGACGCGCCGCGCGCGGACTTAAGCACTTCTAACCCAAGGATATTCACATGCAAGATTCTACGGCGACCCCGCTTGCGGGACCCGTTGATGCAACCGCGTCGATGGAAGATGTCATTTCTGAAATCGCAGGCGGATCACCCCCACCCGATGCAGCCGATGAGATTGCAGCGGAACTGGTCAAAGATACCGAGGCAGCCGGCCAACCTGAAGAGGACCCGAAACCCGAGGAAAGCGCGACCGACCCCATCGAACCGGACGAGGACCCCGGCGACACTCCCCCAGACGACGAAGACGAAGCCCCGCCTGCTGATGACCCGATCTACAAGATCAAGGTCAACGGCGAGGAAATCGAGGTGCCGCTGTCCGAACTTCAGAAGGGCTACAGTCGAACCGAGGATTACAAAGCCAAGACGATGGCAGTGGCAGACGAACGCCGAGCCCTGGAAACCCAAAAGGCGACCTTGGAACAGGACGTAAAGCTCCACTATGCGAATGAACTGAAAGCAAAGATCGACACGTTCGAGGCACTTGACCCCGTGCTTGCGGAAGCCCGTCAGATTGACTGGGACCGCCTCAAGCAGGAGGACCCCGCGACGTTCGTTCAATACAGCGATGCCGTTCAGGAGCGGCTGAAGTTGATTGAGCAGCACCGGGCGGAAGTTACTCGGATCGAAGGCGAGCGGGCCGAACAGGCCAAGGTAGTGGAACAGGCTGAGCGCGAGCAACGCCTGAACCTGTCAGCAAACAAGATCATCGAAGTGATGCCGGAACTGGCGACGGAGGAGAAATTCTCCCAGTTTGCGTCGGACAGCATTTCGACCCTTCGGGAACTCGGGTTCACGCCTGACGAGATCAATGACGCGGTCGATGATCGCGCTCTGATGCTGGCCCACTACGCCCGTAAGGGCATGGCACTCGAAAAGGCCCAGAAGGGTCTGTCCGCCAAGAAGGTCGTTCCCAAATCCTCGGTCAAGCCTCTGACCTCGGATGCAGCAGGTTCATCGCGCTCCTCGACGACGCGGCTCAAGCCCGGTGCGAACCGTGACCAGCGCGTCGATTTCGTAGTCAACTCACTGCTTCAAGAGGAATAGCGTAATGGCTATTATCACCAACACCCTGCTGACCTTTTCGGCGGTCGGCAACCGGGAAGACCTGCTCGACAAGATCTACAACATCTCGCCGGTCGATATTCCCTTCCAGACGATGACGGACGCGGTGAAGATTACCGCGACCCTGACCGAATGGCAGACGGAAACGCTCAGTGCTGCTGCGGCGAATGCCCAGCTTCAGGGCGACGATGTCACCTTCGGCTCGGCAATCCTGACCACCCGGGTCAACAACCGCACGCAAATCTCGCGTAAGGAAGTGATTATCTCGGGCACGCAGGAAGCCGTGGACAAGGCGGGTCGTAACTCGGAACTCGTCCGCCAGATGGCCAACAAGCGGGCCGAGCTGAAGCGGGATTGCGAGTTCGTCTTGCTCTCCAACCAGGCTCCGGTCACGGGCAACTCGACCACTGCTCCCCAGCTTCGCCCGTTGTGCGGCTGGATCACGACCAACGCATCCCGAGGTGCCACCGGCGCCAACGGAACCACGTCGGCGGCGGCAACCGATGGCACTCAGCGGGCTCTTACCGAGGCCCTGATGGTCGCCGGCATGCAGACCTCATGGGTTCAGGGTGGCAAGCCCACGATGATCCTGTGCGGGCCGAAACAGCGCGCGGTCATCTCCACCTTCACCGGTGGCGCGACCAAGTTCTATTCGGTCGAAGACAAGAAGCTCTCCGCGACCATCCAGGTTTACGAGGGTGACTTCGGCACGGTGAAGATGGTCATCGACCGCTTCATGCGTGGCGCACAGACGACGGCGGATCGCGAGATTTTCGTGCTCGATCCGGAATACTGGGCGGTCGGCAATCTGCGTCCGTTCCAGGCGCTTGATCTTGCGAAGACGGGGGATGCAGAGAAGGGTGTGATATTGAGAGAATACACACTTGTAGCTCGTCAAGAGGCCTCTTCAGCCGTTGTTGCCGATCTTACGTAGTCAATTGACTTAACCACACCGCTGGTGCAGGATGCTCTCCGTCATTGGAGGGTGGAATGCGCCAGCGGTGCTCTGTTGCAATGTGTCGTAATGCTGTTGCCAGCCATGTTCATGGGATGTGCAATAAGCACCACAAGCGCATGATTGCGCACGGCACGACTGACGACCCAGTTTACAAGCGCGTCCCAGATGCGGTTCGGTTCTGGGCGAAGGTGGAGAAAGCTGGCCCTGACGACTGCTGGCACTGGAAGCTCAAGAAGGGTAAAGATCAATACGGGATGTTCCGCTCAACCGACCTCGGCGAGGCGATGGGCGCACATCGGTTTTCATTCTTTCTCGCCAACGGCTTTCTGCCGGTCGAGACGCTTCACACTTGTGATGTTCGCTCCTGCGTGAACCCACGACATCTCGTTAACGGCACCCGCTCAAGCAACATGAAGGACATGGTTGCGAAGGGCCGCATGAAGAATGCCTTTTGCCATAAGGGTTCAGCGCACCCCGCAGCGAAACTTACAGAGGGTGATGTTCGGGCCATTCGGGCTAGCACGGAGAGCCTGCGGGCGCTCGGGCTCAAGTATGACCTGACGTATTCGCACATCAGCAGCATCCGCCGTCGAAAGACTTGGAAACACTTAGACTGAGGCCGTCGCGCCTCCACGGAGGCACATGGCAAAGATCGTTCACAAAGACACGGCGCAGGGCGTTACCGAGACGTTCGCTGTCGATCACGACGGGACGGTTGCTGTCCGCCGCTCGGAGGACGTTGAGCCGACGATCGACGCCATCGCGCGGGCCAATGTTGATGGGGTGAGCGAGATCGAAGGGCTCGGACGCCTCGTCGCTGAAATCCCGATCACCGTGGGCATTGCCTTCTGCGAAGAGCGCGGCATCCCGTGGGAAAAGTTCATGTATACCAATCAATACGATGCCGAGTTCAAGCGGTTCATCGCCGAGCATCAGAAGTTTCAGTATCGGCAGGCCAAGCGCCTGGTTTCGGTCCAGTAAATGCCGGTCATCGTCCCACCTTCAGGGATGACTTATCCCGATCTGGTGGCGGCGCTTGAGGCGTATCTTAACCGCACCAACTACACGACCCAGATTCCGACGTTCATCCTGCTGGTGGAAGCCAAGCTCAATCGTCTCCTGGATGACCCGGAGATGGAGCAGCGGGCAACCGCGACGGGGACCGGGCAATATACCGAACTGCCCGATGACTTCAAACGCATGGTCGGGGTTTCGACCGGCAATAACTTCGAGCTTGAACAAGTTTCGGCATCGCAGATCACCAGCGCCGACCAGACAATCACGGGCGATCCTCGTAAGTATGCGATTGTCGATGGGGCGATCACCTTTGCCCCCATCAATTCCGCCGCTTCGATTACCATGCTCTACATCCGCCGTATCCCGGCTTTGACGGCGGGCAATCCGACCAACTGGCTGCTCACTCTGGCTCCCGACCTCTATCTCTACGGGGCTCTGTTGGAAGCCAACATCTTCGGCTGGAATGACGAACGGGTGCCGGGCTTCAAGGCATTGTTCGACGAGGGCGTTGACCAGATGCGGGTCGATGCTTCCAACCGGCGCTGGGGCTCGTCTCCATTAGCGCCGAGACTGAGGCGGACGTGAAGCCGCTGCTGTTCGGTCAATGGCTTCCCGATCAGCCGGAGTTTGCCAATCCCGGCCTGTTGGTAGCCACCAACGTCTATCCCGGCGCGCGGGGTTACAGGCCGGTGGGACAGTTCGTTCAACAGGTTTCGGCGGGGCCGGCGGATTTCCTTGGCGGGGCAACGTTCACTGCCCCCAAGGGCGAGAACATCATCATCGCCGGGACCGCGACCGATCTGCTGAGAGTGACAGCGGGGGCGTTTACGTCACTGGCGACGGGCTTCACGACTTCGGGACGGTGGAGATTTACCCAGTTCGGTGGACTGGCGATTGCGACCAACGATTCCAACCCGATGCAGAAGATCGAACTGGATACCGGGATCGTCTCGGCACTGGGCGGCAGTCCGCCGGTGTTCAGGGTTCTAACGGTGGTGAAAGACTTCCTCGTTGGCGGGGTTCTGGACGGACAGGCCAATGTCGTTGGCTGGTCGGCCATCAACAACGCCGAGGATTGGACGTTCGGGCAGAACCAGTCCGACTATAATATCATGCCCTCGGGGGGTGACATCAACGGCCTGTTCGGGGGCGAGTCCGGCCTGATCCTTCAACGCAACAGAATTACCCGGATGGAATATGTCGGTGGCAATGAAATCTTCGTCATCAACGAAATATCGACCAACTTTGGCTGTGTCTCACCCCATTCAGTAGTCCAGCACGGCCAGATCGGGTGCTTCCTGTCCGACAATGGCTTCATGATGTGGGACGGGGCTCAGCTCAAACCGATCGGGTCGGAGCGGATCGATCGCTTCTTCCTCGGCTCATATTCGAGGGCCGACTGGTCGAATATGTCGGCGGCGGTGGATATTGGAAACCAGGTATTCTGCTGGTCGATGGGCGATCGGATATTCAACTACCACTGGCTGCTCGACCGGTGGACGGTAATTGAACTCGCGGCGCAGATTATCTTCTCCGGGGTTACCCGGTCATTGTCAC